AACTTTTCGGGCAACCACTCTGGACGGGTGTCTGCCTCTTCTGTTCCCACAGCCTCATCATTAACTGCGTCTGGTTGTAAATGTGAGATTGTTTCATCTGCTTGCTGTTGGTTATCGTCACTCTCTACTTGAGCCTCGGCCAACAGACCATCAGTTTCACTCATAGGTTTCTCGCTCTTTTCATACGCCGCTCAATTTCTCGGACCAGACTATTCTGGCCCTCTCTGGCATAGCCGTGGCTTGCTTCCTCACCGGGATACCAAGTCGGCTGTTCTATTGTCATAGAACGCAAATGGGTGAGCAACTTCTGCCCATCGTCACTACCAAACACGCGCAGATAAAGACGATCAACGTCATCCTTATCAACTTGCTGCTTTTCTGCAATTTGTGGGTCTACCTCTTGCAGACCCTGCCAACCGTCAACAACCATTACATCATTTCCTCTGGCGGTGCTTCAGCCGGAGCCGCGCCTTGTTCTGCTTGCGCTTGCATCATCTGCTGCGCTTGCTCCATCATCTGCTGACGCTCTTGTGGCGTGGTGCGTAACTCTGCCGGGATGCCCATCTTGTCGGCCACATAGTCTGAGATACTACCAGTCTTGACCGCCATCTGCCCCTCTGGTCCAAGGGCCGATGACATCTGTACCCACTGCATGATCTTCTCAATGTCGCCCATCCCTTGAGCCTGTGCAATCGGGCTGATTGGCGTGACCTTTACCTCAAGTCCATTGACGCGCAGTGGCATCTCAATAAGGCCGCGCTCGTCCATCACATAAAGAATACGCGCAATCAGCGGCACCATTGTCTCGGTGATTAGACGACCAAAAGAACTGCCCATATTGGTGGCCAGCTCAGATATCTTTGCCGACACTTCTGTAGCTGACCGGGCCGACATATTATCCGGCGGCAGTGTGTCATCCAGCAAAATCTTTTTGATGTTCATGCGCAAATCATTAATCACGATCTGCGACACATTGAAATCGCCAGAGCGCGGCATCTGCCGCAAGCTCTCGCCCTGCGGACCACCGTTACGCGCAACAGGGATAATGGCACCCGGCGCAATGCGAATGGTCTGCGGATTCAACACGCCATCATCAGCCGCTGTATAAACCCCAGCAATCGACAGGCTGGCATTTTTCAGCAGCAACTCTAGCGTCTTGTTCAGCGTCTTGATGTCTGGGATGGCTGTGACCAGCGGACCCCGGCCATACACCTCACCGGCGACCTTCATATAACGCGCCACAATCCAAGGGCTGGATTTCATGTAACGCTTTAATAGCTCGGCCTTACCCTCGGCCCATATAACGTGGTAGCAATACTCGCCGTTGTCCGCGTCATAAACCGTAGCCTCAATAAGATCGATCTCTTCGGTCGGCTTCTCATCGATCATGCGCTGTAGGCGGTCTGGAATGTCGGCATCAGTCCAGTGCTGCTGGATGGCCTCACCCTTTAGGCGCATCCGGCGATACACATTGTCAACCTTGCCGTGCGCGCCCTCTTCGATGCTGACCAGATACTGCGGCACCGCTGTGAAGCGGATCGGCGTCAGATCATCGCCGGGCTGCACCAGCATGACAGCCGTGCCGACTGCCAAATCCAGCAAGAACTCACCCATAGCCAAGTCAAAATTAGACTGGCGCAACACGCTAAACATAGTTGTCGAGTAAAGATCAAGCGCAGCTTGCGCCTCTAGCCTTCGATCCTCTGGTATTTCAACGCCCGGCTCCAAGCGACACCACTCAGCATACGGTGGAAACAGGCCAGACTGAATGCGATTGGCAAAACGCTGGACGGCATTGATAGCCGTGCTGTCGAACACACGCGCCATTTTATTCTGGCCCGGCGATCCACCACCCTCATAATAGCCATCATACAGATTGCGCTGCGGCAGACCGAACTCGTAGCAGTCCTCGTAGATTTGCCGCCAGTTGTCTTTGCGGCGTTGCGCGGCATCGTGCCGTTTTAGTATCTGCTCAACAGTGTACCTCATTACGCCTTATTCCTTTTGCTTATTGCCGCAGCCTTGCTCTTAGCGTCTGCCTTGGAACTCGCGCCCCAAGCGCGTAGTGACAAGAGTAGGCGCGTGGGCTTGCCATTTGCATCACGCTCTGGCCCCGGCATCCCGCCCATCCGGGCCAAGAATGATGCGCGGCGCGGATTGTCGCCGCTCTTGACAGGCCGCTTTAGGTTCATGCCCTGCGCCTTTGCAGACGCCCGGCCCTTTTCGTTCAGGCCGCCTTTCGGGTTCTTGCCCTCACTGCGCTGCCAAGCTGGACTAGCCACGGGCCGCCCTCATATTGTCAATCAGGTTTGGATATGGACGGCCAGCCTTTGCAGCGGCCCTCATAGCAGACCGCTTTTTAGCTGGTGACAAGCCCTTTGGTTTGCCCAAGCCCTTTGGCCGCTTTTTGTCCCAAACCTCTTTTGGCTTATCTTTCATTTCTTTTTGCCACCTTTTTTATTGTAGCCCATTTAAGCCCCCAATGTATCGGCTGCGCCAACTTGGCCGCCACTTAGTAATGTCCTAGAGCCAAGCATCCGCATACCAGCCAATCGGCGGCGGCGGTTCTCTGCCTCAATCTGTTTTACCAGCGCAGATTGGCGTACAGTAGCTGCTGCCGGTTGATCCGGCTGCGGTGCCGCTGCGCCCATCTGGGCAGCCTGACCGCCAGCCTGACCGCCTTCGCCGCCGCTGCTGCTGGTATCTCTGTTGCGCCCAAAATACTGGCCATCAGTCTCAACGCCAATGACCAAGCCGTTTTGGCTAATCGGCTTGCCACCAGCCTGAATCCGGCTGATGATGCCTTTGCGCAAGTAGTCACCCATTGCGCCGCCAACAACCTCGGCAATCCTCAACCCGGCTGGCTTCAAAAAGTCTGGAGTGCCGCCCGGAACGCCAACATTGCTCATGCGGTTTGCTACGTTGGCAACCGCTTCAGCCCTTGTTTGGCTGTATTCACCTTGACCGGGGCGTCCACTGTATGGGCTGCTTCTCTCGCCGCCGCCGCTCTTGTCAGCAGCACTTCTGCTGCCGCCGCTCCGCGCTCGTCCGCCTCTTGGCATATCTAACCCCTAAACTGACAGTGTGTCTTGGATGCCCTTTTCGGGGTCATCACGCATTGGCGACAGCAACATGCGTCTGCCCCCAGTCATTCTAGCCCTGCGCCGGGCTGAAATCTGTGCCATCTTACTGCGCTCTTCCTCTGCCAAACGCGCCTCTTGGCGGTCTTGTGCAGCCGCAATCTCTGGATCAGGTGCTGGCGCAGACGGCGTTTTCATTATTCCGGCCATCGTAATACCTCGCAAACATAATGTGGTCAGACTTGTCTGGACCGTAGTGGCGCAGAACGCCCTCGCGGGTGAATTGTAACGCATCTGCCCACCTTACCGCAAGGCGGTGACGGGCATTTACCGTGATTTGCAGCCGCCGCAGTGCCTCTTTGGTAGCAATGTGGTCGAAATACCTACCAGCAGACCTAGTGAGTGATACCGCCTTGGTATTAACTTGGTCTGATGTAAGCATCCAAGCCTCGGCAACTCCGGGCCATAGCGTCTGATAGCCAAAGCAAAAGGCAACCTTGCCGCCCACCATAGCGGTGTAGGCATTGCCGGTCGCCTGATACATCCTCAAAACGTCCCGGTAATTTGGCACATCTCTGAAATACGCCTGATCGAACTCACGAAGATTGGCGGCATACGGGTGGCCCCAATGAAATGGAATGATGCTGACGCCGGGGATATCACGCCACATCAGAAAACGCTGAAATCCATATTAGCCTTTAGCTGCTTGAACTGCTGGCTGAACTGGCTGTTCCTAGTAATGCTCCGCACCTCACCGGCACCAAGCATCAGATAGCCAAACGCATCGCCAACGTGCGAATGTTCATTCTTATTCGGCGCATCCCTAAACCGCTCATAGCCAGAGCCGACCGCAACGCGCTTAAAGTGGTAGCCACCAGACAATGCCTTGCGCGTCTTCAAGCACTTGTTGCTGACATAAATGCCGGGCTTGCCGTCAATCATCCGATTCATCGGCATAGCACCAGCCTCACGCCGAACCATAAAGTCATTGCTTTGCGTTGGCCGGGCATGAAGCCCCAAGGTGCGCAAATGCTCAAACGCCGTAACCTCGAATATCTCATCGCGCTTTACGCCAGCCGGGTCACCCCACACCAACACATCGCTTTTTGGAAAGTGTGTCTGGATGTCGGCAATCAGGTGGTGGCAAACCCGCCCCAAGCCCATATCAACCGCCACAAGCTCATGCCCCACGTTCCATCTGCCGTTCTGCATTTTCTGGCCAAACACCGCCGCTGGCGTCAAACCAAAGTCGAGCCCGATATGCACTGGCCAGCCCGGCTCAATCTCGACATCAGTTGACATCAC